TTAATTTTTTTAGTATTAAAAGCAGCATAAACACTAGAAAGTTTAGGTGGTCTAGTGCTTTTAGCAATAGAAGCTTCGCGTGATTGCTTTTCAGCTCTTCCTGTACGTCGTCGTGCCATTTTACCCCCAGCTTGGACGCATACGTGACCATTGGTCAACGCGACGTTGGTTGATTTCCATTGGTGATGTGCTCTGCATATTTGTCTTACCATCGTTAGGTAAGTGTGGAGCAGGCGCAAGTAATGGATTGATGCCAAAACGCTTAGGGTCTTCGCCTTTGCGAGCAGCAGCCATCTGACGTTTGATTCCTTGGTCAGCTCTCATTGACGAATTCCAGAAGTAATCTGATTGGTCAATGCGCTCACCGCGGTGAACACCACGTTGATAGGAACGCTGAGTAACGCGTTGCTTGGTTGAATCAAGTACGCGTTCTGATGTGGAGCCTGGACGTCCGCGGTCATCGCGACGTGTGCGAATAGTTCCTAGATAACCATCTGGATATTCGGCTTGTGGTGTGCGACCAACACCAAGGCGTAGAAAATCGAGCTCGGAACGAGCGACAGGAACGCCACCGCCACCATAGTTAGTGTTGGTGCCATACATGCCACCTGCACCAAGATTTTGCAGGTTTTGATGCGTGCCTGGCATTTTCTAGTCCTTAGCGACTAATTGATTCGTGAGCACCATCTGTAAAATTAGGGCGTGTGCGGTTGACCGCAGGCGCAATGATGCGACCGTTAGACTGTGTAGCTCCAGCTTCTGGTGATGTTCCACCTGATAGCTTGACCTTTACACCGTAACGTGCACCAGAGGTTGTTGCTGAGCTTGAAACGGTGCGAACTGTAGCTGGGCCTGTAGCTCCACCAGCTGCAACGTTCTTCTTCTTGACAAGCTTGCCCTTTTCAGGAGCCTCTACTTTGGCTGATGTTGTACCAGCCTTTGTAAACTTGTTGTTAGCTGTGTTCTTCATAATGTCTCCATAGCGCTAGGATTAATTACAGGATACGAGGATTAGGGCCTTTTTACAGGCTTAACGGACATCTACTGTGAAAAGGACAGCGCTAATTTCCCCATCACGGCTGCTAATGGATGTAAATCCTGGGACACATACAAGGTCCATTCCACGAGGCGCGACAAAACCTCTGGCAATGGCGATAGCCTTAACTGCTTGATTGGTAGCTCCCGCGCCGACGGCACGAATAGTGCAACTTCGGTCCTCATAGATGGCGTGGGCGATAGCTGAAGCTAGTGACTGAGGGCTCGTGCCCGCACCAGCGCGTAACGGTTCCTTTTTATCTGACATGTTTTATACCTCATTTACCGAATTGTTGTTGTTCTGCGGTATAAAGTGTGAGGTTTTGTGTCAGATTTTACAGGCTAAACTTCACAGTGTGTGAGGTTTATCGAGTGGGGTGGGGGCTAAGGCGTAGGTCCCACAAATAGCGCATTCCATCTCAAGGAGGTATTGGGCTATTTCATAATCGTCAAAAGAAACTTTAACGTTCCACAAGTTAGACTCGCAGTGAGGGCATTCGTGGTGCACCTCATCTGCGTAGTCCATGCTCCCTGAATAATCAGGTTTTAGTTCTCTGATTGACTTTGCCAAAACAGTGTCAGCTCTGCGGTTACTCGATATGCAATGTCAAAAAAGATAGACGCATTGGTTGCTAAGTCTTCAGGGTGGCGTAGCTTGTGACCCTCAAAACCCCATGACTCATCTAGGTAACTGATAAGTGCTGGGGACATGCAACTGACATATTCTTCTGAGGTCATGTACCCCATGTTACGAAGGTTTTTGTAGTCGTCGTTAGTCTTCATCATTCTCCTCAAATAGACTTTCATCTAGTAGGTCGTCATCTTCAAAATCATCTACAGACTCTTCTACGCAATCGCAATCTCCGTCGCAATTATCACAACCGCACTCAGGGTCATTGCAAAAGTACTCGTCCTCAACCAATTGTCGAACTCCTATCTCTTCTCCGATATAGAATGTGTAATCATCGATGGCTTCCACCGCACGACGAAATTTATCAGGAAAATCGTCTTGAAGCAGCAGCCACTCAATTAATTTTCTAACATTTTTAGCGTAGTACCTATTTTGTTCTGCATGGGACATCTCATAGAAGTTAACAGACTCAGGCTTAGGTAGTTCCATTAACGTTCCCTGAACTTAGGGTCTTGCAATTTCTTAATAACGTCTTCTTGATAGGAGTACTTAGTAGTCCCTTTAACCATATGGGCAAGGACGTAGGAGTCAGCAGCGTTGTCATCAGTAAACTCCACGCCCCATGTTTTATAAACGTTAAGAAGCATCTGGCTCTTACTGACGCCATTACCTTTTCCTGCTGCGTACTTCTTTAAGTTTGTAGGGGGAACAATTAGTGGGTAAATACCGAACTCCAATAAAGTCAGCTTAACCATGCCACCTAGCTCTCCTAAGTTGTAAACCATTCCAGCCCCTGCGTACGCGTAGCCTTCCATAGCAACGTCGTGAATCTGGTCAAACTCTACTAACCAATCCATTACATGGGATTGAATATCTTTTAAACGGTCTGTACCGCGCTTGTCTGATTTATAAACCTCTGTATAAAAGCCAGCATCCCCAAGGGCAGTAATAGCAAATCCACTAAAGGACTGGTCAATGCCAAGCCACACGGGGCTTCCCACGACCATACCATCTTGAAATACTTTCATGCCGAGTATCCGCGAGCTGCCTGTGAGAAGCTGGCATTACTGCGACGACGAGTAATCTCTCCTTTGATTACCCACATACTCTCGGATGAAGTCTTTTGAATAGCCTCAACAATAGTGGCATAACTCTCTGTGGAGTCAGCCATGTTAAGGGCTTTAATGTAATCAGGGTCTAAAAGACAACGAGCCTTAGTCTTAGCTACCGTCTCTCCTTTAGGCGCTTCTAGGATAAACCTTGCCTCTTCAATTGAACGAAGCTTGGAATAGTAATCTGCATCTACTTTAGCAATGGAAACCTGCATTAACAGAAAGTTGTTGTACTCATTAAATAACAGATAAAGCCCCATCAAATCACTATCGGTAAGGCTTGTTAAATCCTCTGGAATCTTTGGTTGAGGGTAGTCAAAACTATCAGGTACTCCAAGCCCACCTGAAGCCAAAGCAGCTGTAACATCTTTACTACCTTCGCGACTGACTAACTTAATCATCATATCCTCCGCAACTCTTGCATTTACCGTAGCTGGCAACATTACATGAAGGTGCCTTGTTATTCTCAATGGCATTTAAAATCATATCGACTGCTGCAAACTTTTCAGATACGCCAAAGTCACTCTTTGGAACAATAAACTCTTTTGCCTCTTGGTCAGCTTTCTTCTCGTACAAAAACATAATCTCTTGAGGGCATTCTTGTTCATTGCCAATTAATTCAATAAGCTTTAAATAAATCTGTGCTTGCATAATATGTGAATGAAAAGGTGTATCTAGCTTTTTCCACGCTTGTTCAAAAGTATCTTCTCTAAGCATTTCTGGCGCTTCCCATCGAAAAGTGCCTTCACCAACAGTCTTCACTTCAAGAAGCAAAGGTGCGCCATAACCAATTAACCAACCGTCTGCATGGCCACCAAAGCGAAGTTTCTTATGTACTAGTGGGACCTCTTTGTACTTCTTCATTGGTCCATGACCATTAGGACATTCTGGATAAGGCATACCCCATACACGAACTTTGTCTTTTTCGCATTGCTGATGCCAACAACCCCAAGTTCCATATAACGTTCCTGCTTGTGCAAACCAGTTCTGCCAACGTTCATGTGCGCCGTGACCATTAGCAAACACATTCTCTCGTTGTAATCCGTTGGGTGTATCAGCTTTTAATGGCTTATAGCCTTTAAGGTGAAAGTATGATGCACGATAACACCAGTTATCTTTAGACATCTCAGATGGATGAAACACATTTGTAGGTCGGGAATCATCGTGAGGACGTGATAGTACGTAACGTTCTAAAGGACCTAACACACGAGTGTCAGTCTTTCCTGTTTCTGCAAACTTTTTAAAAGCAGCTGACATCGGTTGTTTCATTTCTACCCCTTTTGGTCTAGCCATTCGGCTACGGTCATCTTATTACGAGTTGCCTTACGTTGTAAAGCGTTGCGCTCTCGATGACTCATACCACCCCAGATACCGTGCTGCTCGTCAATTTTAATAGCTGCTAGCAGGCACTCTCTGCGAACGGGGCACTCAGGCTTACCATCCTTACCAAAACAGATAGCCTTTGCCTTATCAGCAATGTCTTTGTATTTATCTTTGTCGCGAGGGGGGAACCACTGTTCAGTATCCATGCCTTTACATTTGCCATGGTTATCCCAATAATCTAGCTCGTCGCCTTTGTACACGAACAATCCTTAAGCTCATAGCAGAGCTCAAGAAAGTCGTCTTCTGTTAGGCATACGTAATTTTCACCATTAAGATGAAAGCCTAGAACAGGTGTTCGACTGTCAAGGATTGCTTCCTTAACAATCTTCTCAAGCACCGCTGCTTTGACAGTGATTTGGGTTTTGCCCGTCCACTTGTGCTCGATTAAAAGCTCAGGAGTACGAACATCACCTTTCCGCTGCCAGAAACTTCCGCTCCCCGCGTTACGTTTCCCGCCAAAGGTTTTGGCTAATCGGTCCTCGTGTTTTCTAGACTCTATCTGACCCTTACTCCTCATCGGACTCGGGTGCAAATTTAGAACTAATCTTGATAGCTTCTCGGACGTCTTTATCTAACATCTCTTGAAGGTCAAGTTCTTCTCTCAGTGACTTAATCATAGCATCCTCGCCTTGCCACTGACGTTCGGCGTACCGATAGTAGGAACCTGCTCGTTTCACTACCTTAAACAGCTTAGAAAGCGCCATCATCTCTTTGATGTAGTCAATATCTCCAGCCTTAAATGGATGCTCTTGGCTGTCATCAAAGTAGAAATCAAACACGGCTTCCTGCGCAGGGACAGCTGTCTTGTTCTTAATGACCCTGACCTTGATGGTCTGACCTACCTTGTGCCTTGCTTCGCCCTTACCTTCGTGAATCCATTCATCACGACTCAACTGTAAACGGGTAGAGAAATGGTAGTTCTTGCCTTCTCCCCCTGGAGTTGTTCGTGGGTCGCCATATACCACGCCAATCTTGGAACGAAACTGATTAATAACCAAACCTAGGAAAGGACGCTCTCCACCCAGCAAACTACGATGCGATGAGAAGGTAACCTTGCGCCAAAACTTATTAAGCTGGAGGGCGGTCTTACCAACTATCGCGTCGTTCATCTCCTTTTCTTCTTCCAACTTAGTAAGAAGGGCAGGCAAAGAATCAATAACAATACAATCAACATCTTTTGTTTCTGCGATTTCGAGAACGGCATCTAGAGCATCCTCCAAAATATTTGTAGTAATAACGTACACACGGCTAACATCAACACCACACATCTCTGCGTGTGAGGGTACCCAGTCTTCAGCAGCTACCCAGACCGTTGTGAAGTCTGGGTCTCGCTGTTGATTGGTAGCAATAGTCTTTAAAACTAGTGCAGTCTTACCGTTACTTTGCTCACCAATAATCTCGTGCCACTTATTAAGTGACCATCCGCCGCCCAGAGCAATATCTAATGATAAGGAACCTGATGGGATGCGCCCGTAGTCGACTACAGATTGTGCAGGAATAATTGTTTCATCACCAAGCTTCTTGTTAAGAAGCTTAATTGTCTTTTCTAGTGCGCCTGTTGATTTCATGCGCTCATACTACTAGATGTGACCGATAATCCCCTGTGGGTTGAACCCGCCTGTCGGAACTTGTTTTGCAGGCATAGTTGGTCCAGTACTTTGTTGGCTAAATCCACCCATACCGCTTGTTGTTTGCTTAACAGGGTAGCCACAGTCATAACAGCGCCAAATATCCTGACCTGGACCTGCTTGTGATGGTGGAGTCTTTCCTACCTTTGAGTAATTTCTACTGTTGCAATCTGGACAAAGGTCGGCGGAGTTTGCGCTCTTTGGAGGAGTGTGCTCATAACCTTGGTACTCCGATAACTTCTGCCCAGGCATAGGACCGTACTGTTGTGGAGGATAGTTTTGAGGTTGCTGTGGATAGTACTGTGGTTGTGGAGGGTAATACTGAGGTGGCTGTGGTGGGTATTGCTGGTACTGGGGTGGGTAGACAGGTTGTTGTTGAAACTGTGGTGGTGGATAGACTGGAGGCTGCTGTTGATACTGGGGTGGGTAAGGCTGCTGGTACTGCGGAGGAACCTGTTGAAATTGTGGGGGAAGCTGCTGAGGTTGCTGTGGAGCGCGACCACCTAATTGGCGGGCGTACCAGTCGCTATTGTTGCTCATATGGGTTTTCTCCTGCGTAGTTAACTTCTGCTGGTCCTTCAGATAATAGTCCGACAGCAAATCCTACAGATAAACCGAACATAATTGCAGCAAAACTTATCTGGTCAAAAAATATTGTCGTTTCCTCGGTAAGCTCTTCATACATGTCATCGACGTCGTCGCCAAATTCATCTCTAAGTAACTCGAGCTTTTCTCTCAAAGTTGCTGAGTGAATCTCATTAATAATATATCCGTTTATTTCAGCCAAACCTTTTACAAAGTCAGTGTATTTTTCCACCACAGCCATACGAGCCTTGCTGTCTAGGATTTCCATCTCAATACCCTCTTGGCTGATGGGAGGCAATTCAAACTTCTGAGCAAGTTCCTCTCTATCTACAACATCCATGTCATAGAGGTACCACCGCATCAATGTGGACATAGGGATATATCCCACATCGTCAGCGGAGTTTTCATCCCGAGTAAACTTGTCGAAAAAACTCACTTCTTGCCATCACCCCATTTGTTAACAACCTTTACATCTGCGATAAGCGGAACTCGCAGAAGGGTTGTGCCCTCTAGTACGTTTTCCATGGCATCTTTAATGGCGTCTGCGGTCTGCTCTGCCAAGTGGTCAGGTGTCAAGGTTACAAGTTCATCGTGAACTGTGAGTAGAAGTCTAGCCCCTTCAGGAAGCTTTTCATGTGCCTTGACCATGGCGAGTTTCATGATATCTGCAGCCGAACCTTGGATTTTGGTGTTAAAAGCTTGGCGTTCAGCGGAGCTCTTATACTCTCTAATGTCAGAGTTGATATCGGGAAGATAACGGCGCCTGTCACAGATAGTGGTCACATACCCGTTTTTACGAGCACTGGCTATGACCCTTCGTCGATAGTTGTTAATCTCTTTAAACTCTATGGCGAAGTCATCCAGAAGCTGTTTAGCCTCTTCTAGTTTAATGCCTAGGGTCTTAGCAACCTTATCAGGACCTACACCGTAGGACATAGACAGGTTTAACACCTTACCTGCAGAACGGTCACGACCCACTTTAGACGCAATAGCTGTATAGATATCCTGTCCAGTAAGGAACGCATCCATCATGGTCTTGTCTTGTGAAAAAGACGCAATAAGTCGAGGTTCAATCTGAGCATAGTCTGCTACTACCAGCTTGTACCCTTCAGGTGATATAAACAAATTACGAATCTTTTTACCTATAATGCTTTTCTCAGGGTTAGGGATATTCTGAAGATTAGGACTTTTACTCGAAAAGCGTCCTGTCTCAGCGCCAATCTGCACAAAGTCGCAGTGAATACGCCCATTAATAAGCAGACTAGTTTTCTCTTCATCTCCAAGGTACGGGACGATATAGGTAGTCAATAGCTTGTTTAAATCTGAGTATTCCGATAGCAGCTTTCCTAGAGGGTCCTGGACAATCTCTTTCATCGCCTCTTCAGAAGTTGAGTAGTCTGAGTACTCAAGTGGCTTGTTATCTGATTTCTTTTGAGCACCTTTAGGGGTAAGTATTGTGGTCTTTAATCCACGACCACCGTCTTTTTTAGATGAATACAAGATGCGTTGCTTATCTGCAACAGAGTTGATATTAAACCGAACTCCTGCTTCTTGGTAAATCTTTGCCCGTAGTTCATCAATGTCCCGTTCAAGGTCAATCTTTAACTGAACTAACGCTTCAGTATCGATGGGGGCACCAGACAACTTCATATCGCAGAGGACGCGGAGCACTTTCATCTCCAGTTTCATAGTCTTCTCTACATTGGACTCAGCAACCTTTACCTTCAGCTTATCCCACAACAACCACGTGTATTTGGCATCGAGTTCGGCATATAGCAAAACATCATCAAAGGTGTGTACCGATATGTCTTTACCAACGCCTTTAGCCATCTTAAAATCAAGCTCGCGTGCTAGACAGTCATCTAGCGCACAGCGTCCTTTATTGCGGTTATTGTAAAGAAACGACGCAATCATAGTGTCAAAGTAAGGTCCTGGTGGTACCTCGTTGCTACAGTACTTAGTAATGGATGTGAGGTCAAAGATAAGGTTGTGACCTATCTTCAATTTATCGCTAAATAACAGTGGTTGAAGGGCTGTAAATACCTCTTCTGGAAACAATTGTTGAGGAGGCGGAGTGAATACTTTAGTAGCCTTTTTAACATCTCTAGAGTAATCGCTGGGACGTACAGGTAATCCACTGTCTAGGCGTTTTTGACCCATGCCTGTAAGTGGGCGTACATACTCAACAAAGTCACCATTAGGGTGACCCATAGGTATGGAATCAACGCGCCCATAAGTAGCAAACGTTATCCATGCAACCTGATTAATGGGTGTTAATAGTCTTTGTTCACCGATAGTTTCAACGTCAAATGCAAACGCATCTTGCTGCATATAAAACTGAACCATCTCAGTGAGCTGTTCTTTGTTTAGAATTACGCTCACAATATCCCCTTTGTAATGTCTACAGAGAAGGGATGAAAGGGGTGCTGTGAACTCAGCGTGAACATCCCTTCTCTGTAAACGACCTAGTGTGTTAGTTGTCCATCATTTCTTGAGCAATCTGCAACAACTCTGCGTATGACTGAGTTGTGTAGATTGACGGAGAAAATGATTCAGCTTCACTAACGAGTGCTTCGGCATCTGCCTCGTTGATATTCCAATCCTCAAAGAGGTCACGAGGCTTAATGGCGAGCATGTGATAAACAGTACCTTGCTTCTCACCTGTACGACTCAAAGCCCAATAAGACTTAGTCAATGGACCTTGCGGTGAGTAGTGCGCAGTACTAAGTGACTTATAAAGGCGAGGACTTGCCATGAGAACTTGCTTCTCTGGACCACCCTCAGCAGAAAAGTTAATGACAGTAAAGCAACGCTTTTCTTCAGCCTTGTTATGCAAGATGGTGCACAATGGGCAATCGGTGTTGTCATTAAGAGTGTTTAAGCAGACGTATGAACGCTTTCCTTGCTTAGTAAGGAAGTGCTGCTTAAATGCAGCAAAAGGACCACCTTGGTCGATGAACTTAATAATCTGTGGTGTTTCCTTGTGCTTGTAATCGTTAGGGAATCCTCCCTCACGCTTAGGTGTAAGAACCTCTGCAGCGTCCCAGCCAGATGTGACTAGTGAGGATGCTGTAGGTACTGGACGGTCGTTTACAGAAAATTCTTCTTCTTCTGAAACGAACTCTTGTGCTGATGTTTGTGATTGATTTGTTGTCATGTTCATTCTCTCTTCTTGTCGTGTCGTGTTTATTCCTCGCGTAGCTGTTGCCACGCCTCGTTTAGCTGTTGAGCAACTGAACGGTGTTGCGACCAATCTATACGAGTCTTGTCCATAAGTCCATTCTTCGTAAAGATGTCTACAGCAACCTCGACCATAGCTCTTGTGTAGAGTCTACGACCTTTGTGTTCTTCGCCGTGTTTGTTTTTCTTTGTTGGTAAACGGTATGGAGATGGGGGCACGTGACCCTCTCGCATCCATTTACGTACGGTAATGATAGGTCTCCCTATCGCTCCCGCCAACGCTCCAATTGTAAACATCTCAATGTCCTTTCCGCTAGGAAGGGTCTTGATGTAGGGCTTGGCATCCCATTCTAAGTCAGGCTGCACTTCTGGTGGCAGTGCTTCTCGGCGCGTCTTTTTACTGCCTGGATAAAACTTATCCAGTTCAGCAAACTGCTCCATAAAATCTTCTGACATTTATTTTACCTATTAACAAAAAATGCGTAACTAGTTGATTTAGACACAATGACGTTCATGTCTTCTTCTGTAATTTCACCTTCATAGTACGCAGCCATAAGAGCGTCTTCTTCTACCATCTTAACCTGCTTAACACACTTATCTAACCCCTTGGCTTCAAGATAAGGTACAGCAGCTTCTACGTCAATAGAAGTAGATGTGCGCTTGCGCTTTGTAATAGATGAAACGCCGACTTCATCATCACCAATTTCTAGTGTGATGTTACCTTTAGCGTCTTCTTCACCATACGAATCGATGGCTTGCATTAATACTGTATGAATTGCTTTCTTGCGTTCTGCCAATAGTTTTTCTTGTTCTTGTAATCCTACGTATTGACGAACTTGCGAACGGATAGCTTCCGTGTCCATAAAAGAACCCCCTTTAGATTCAGGAAGAACCTATCGGGGGTTGCTAGAGTTGTCAAGTCCTATTTGATATAAGCCTCAAGAGCTTCGATAATGACGCTGGTAACGGTGACCTTCTCCTCAGCAGCTTTTGTCTGTACTGCTTTCCAAAGGTCATCGGCTACACGGATTGTACGTGTCGGGGTCTTAGGTGCATTAGGCATCTTATTAGTTTACCTTTTCAAACGCGTTAACGGGGCTAAACTCCAATACGTCTTGTAATCCTGCTTGCATAACCATATAGGTACTGTCTTTCTCAAAATACAAATAGTTGTCCTCAGGCATGGCATAGGATGCTGGCTTAGCGTTCTTAAACACATAATCAATGCTGATGCCACCAACAAGGACTACACGCTGTGAATTTTCCCAGTCAACGTATGCCAAAATAGCAGTCTTACTAGGCTCATCATCTGCGCGAAGAGATAGCTGACCATCAATAAAATTGATGCGACGAACTTCAAAGTTAGGCTCTACATCGGGAGCTTTTTTCCGCGTGGCATGGGTAGATAAGTCCCAAGCGTCATCATTCCAATGTGTTTGGTAGAAAACGCCCACAGCGCACTCAGCAACAGCTCCTAACTGGTCACCTGCAATATCTGGAAGTTTACGGCCTGTGCGGAATTGTGAACCTCCACGAACACCATACTCATCTCTGTGAGCGGTAGACCGTGCGTAGCCCACATCCAAAGCATGCTTGTACTGAAGCCGTGTCAGAAATACTTCGTGGTGCATTAGTTCTCCTTAGATTGAGGTGGTTTTAAGAAAGGTGCTGAGGGACGCCAAAGTGAGTTCCACTCCGCCCTTCTCATCGATGCCCTGACCGTCAATGACCGCGCTCGCCACGGCACTTTTTTGCTGGAGCGATAGATACTGCCTGTACTCGATTGAGTTGTCGACGAGGATATCGAGTATGACGGCGGACTTAAATTTAGATGAAGCTCTAACAATTCGTCCGTTTCTTTGAGTGGCCGTTCCAGAGGACCACGGGAGGTCATAGTTGATAAGTAAGTTCCCAGACGGCAGGTCAACGCCGTAACCGCCAGCGTCAGAGCTAATAAGAACACGAACATTAGAATCTGTGTTAAATGCAATTTTGTTATCCTCTTTCTGCTTAGCGTTAAGACGACCTGAGTACAGCCGACAAATACTAGCTCCCAGTTCTTGCTGAATGACGTCGAGCATGTCTACGTGTGTTGCAAAAATAACTACTTTGTTATCTTCAGCAATATCAAGAAAATCCTTAACATACGACACTAGTGTTGTAAGTTTGTCAGAACGAGTAATGGTGTCGAGCCAGCCGTCATCTGCTAGTTCTGCAATATAAGCGGAACCTTCTCCCCGCTGTTCATGAAATTTGGCAGCACTTGTACGGAGCAAGTCAGGGTGCGAACACAGCATTTTAAGCGCACCAATCTTTGCCATAAGTTTGCCTCTAAGCTCATCCGCAGGACCTCCCCACTGCTTTTCCATGCCGTAGTGAGCAAGCAGGTTAAAAGAGGAGCCAAAAAGGGCTTCAGCATCCGCTAAGTCGGTCAAAAGGTCATCAGCTATCTTGTTGTACAACTTAGCTGTTTTCCTATCTAAGGTGACCAGTAGAGGGTCTTTATGGATTACATCTGGAAGGAATGGTGCAACGTCAGGGTCTTTTTGAGACTTACGGACGCAGGCTTGTTTCAAGCGTTCGTGCAAGATAGGTAGATTACGGTAGCGCTCTACTCCACCCCAACGGTTACGAACAATAAAGGTGTTGTCAAACTTTTCAAACCCACCTAGAAGCTGATTGTCGACAAATTGCATGATGCTATAAAGCTCTTCAGGCTTACCGTTCTCAATAGGGGTACCTGTCAGAGCAAACTTGTAAGTCGCGTCACTAAGCTTTTTAACATGTTTAGACCGCTTTGACCGAAAAGACTTTATGGCAGTTGCCTCATCAAGGACAACAAAACCTCTTGGAAGCTGTTGGACAAACTTCCAATCGTTGACTACTTGTTCATAATTAAGAATGACGTAGTCAGCTGCTTCAGTACCTTTGTTGATGACAGATTGATACTGGGCTGCTCTTTTCTTTGGTGTTCCATCAATGACCAAAGCGCGTGAAGTGCCATCTGTAAACTTTCTAATCTGGTTAGCCCACTGATATTTCAGGGAAGATAAACAGATTACAATTCCTGAAGAGGTTACTTGCTGGCTTTCCTTAAGCTGTTCTAGGGCAGCAATGGTTAGCACAGTCTTACCTAAACCTAAATCGTAGGCAACAAGAACCCTTCCCCGCTCACACATTTTGTCAACGGCTTCAGGTTGATAAGGTAAAAGGGTACCTTTAAACATGCTGCAGACGCGTTCTGACAGATAGAGCTAAATCTTCTAAAGTACCTGAATTAACGAATGTAAAGTCATACTCCCAATCATCCATGTCGACCTCAGAAATGTGATTGTTAATGGGACCTACGCCTGGGCGTTCAATGCGCCATATCTGTGCGTAGTCACGGCGCTTAATGTGCGACGCTTCATTTTTAAACCGTACATCTGTAATAACGTAGTCACCCGTATAACTAACCTTATCCAAAGCCATATTTACCCAGAACAAGTCGCCAAATTGATTACGAGCAGCGACGCCAACCTGCTGGAGGGTTCGACGTACCTCTAAGTTCTGCTTTGCAACGTCCCAGCCGTAGTCATCTACAACCTCAGCAAGGCGAATAGCATTATCTATAAGGGGATTAATTTCATAAGCATAGTTACGCACAGCATCAGCAAATGCAACGCGAGTGTAACCATAGTGCTCAACAAGATACTCAGCAACAGTATCTTTGCCCGAACGAGCGTAACCCGATAGTCCAATAATCACTGAAAAGCCCCTTTTCTTAATGATATGCGTGCGTTTGCTATTCCTGTGTAAATCTCATCTTTGCTCATACCGCCAACATCCTTTTGGTCAGTATGGTTGTAATTAAAGAACCATACAGGACGATTGACCTTATCAGCCCACACTCCAACCTCACTGGTGGAGTTGCGCCCAGCTTCGTCGTTATCCAGTGCAACATATAGTTTGCGGTCGGTATTAAGAAGCTCATACTGGTCTTTGGTCAAACTAGCGCCGTAAGCAGCAACACCAAAGTCAATCCCTACAGAAGCTAGTCGAGCCACATCTAACGGAGACTCTACGAGAAGCAGGCTTGCTTCATCTGTAGAAACCTTCATCTGTTGATAGTAGCCAAAGAGTGTTCGACCTTTTTTAACACCTGTCGGGTAATTCATAAAGTAACGACCCGTAATTCCTTTTTCTTGCCAACCCCATAAAGCGTTTGTGAGAGGGTCACGAATAGGAATAATCCATGAACGTTTCTTAGGGTCGTACAAAATCCCTAAGCGTGCAGCAGCACTAGGAAGTATTCCGCGACCTCGTAAAATGTCCGTAGGGGGTGGTGTAAAAAGAGCTAGCTCAGACTCGTATAGAACAGTAGGAATCAGGTCTTCCTCAGGTTCAGCGTCTACACGTGCAAGCAAATCACTTAACTCTTCTTTGTCTTTGATGAATTTATCAACATCTTCGTAGTCAACCCCACCGATGTAAGAAACAAGGTACTGAAGGTTTCCTTTAAAGTGGCAGGACCAGCAACGAAAGGCACCTGTAGAAGCGTTGATAGAGAACGAAGGGTGAGAGTCTTCCCTACCTGTACGAGCTAGGTGAGCAGGACAACGAGCCTTTACCTCACGTCCTTGAACTTCTCCAGCCTCAACACCGAGTTTTTCAAGAAGGCTGACCATCTCATCAGTAGTCATTGAGGTCACTCTCCTCTTGCTCTTTAAAGACGCCCTTATCCCATTCCCATGTCAAAGAAATCTCTGCAGGACCTGAGTTACGGCTAGCCATAATCTTTAGAATACGCATGTCGTCAACCTCTTCGGACTCGCGCTCCAAGCCCATCACAACGTCAGCATCCTGTGCGAACGAGGACGCGTAACCAATAGAGTCAATGGTTGCTTTACCCTTATTAGTCTTATGCGCCAAGTACTGAGTGTTAATAATGATTGGCTTTTGAACTCGCATAGCTAAGTTCTTGAGGTTACGTGTGATGTTAGTCAGCGCACGAGGAGTGTTCATCTCCTTGGTCTGTTCATCAAGCATCAAGTAGACACCATCAATAAACACCACGTCAGGTTGCAACAACTGAATCTTGTTAGCAATTCCAGTAATTGTTTTACCCACCTTTTGGCTAGGCAAGAGAAATCCGCTCTCTAACTTACTTGTAAAAGTTAAGCTTGAACGGTAACGGGCTTCTTCCTCTTCAGTCATAGAACCTGTCATCAAACGAAAATGTGACAGCTTTCCTCGAATAGCATCGTAACGCGCTTCTTGTTCCACGTTAGTCATTTCGTAAGATTGAAACATAACCTTTTGACCTTCAAGCTGCATGTTGATAGCCATCTGCAAACACAGGGTTGACTTACCAGTCTTTGGCAAAGCAGCTACGACAATGAGTTGTCCTGGCTGTATACCGCTAATGCTCTTATCAATAGTGGGAAAACCAGTGCGATAACCAAGGATGCCATCAGGAGTGTCCTTTCTACGTAAGTACTCCGCAAAACGTTCTTCAGTAGTTTTTGTTAAGTCGACATCATCGCTTGAACTAAAAGTCTCTTCATCAATGCGAAGTAAACCTCCTTGCAAAGCAATCAAGGATTCTTCGTGACCAAACTTGTCATAGACTTCAATAGCGTCTTTTAACAAAGCATGGGTAAAGCTCTTTCGTCTATCGGACACAAATGTGTCAAGCAAGTAATCAATAGAATCAAGAGGTTCTTCTAAAACAAAGTTTGGAAAGTTTTTATTTACCGCTTCAATACTTGGACACTCTGAGTAGTTAATAAAGTGTTCACGGATAAATTGAAATAGGCGGATGTTGCTATCATCAGAAAACCAAGAGTCGCTTACCCCACGGGTAAGTAGCGGAGACAGGTCTCTATTAGCAATGAGCTTATGAAGAATCCTTGTTTCGTTATTCAAATTCCACCACCAAATACGTCGCTGAATGTAAGACCCCAATGACCATACCTTAGCAACCTATTTGGCAAATCCACAACACCTGTTACTTCAGGTCGATATGGAAGTTCTGCAACAAGTTGTTCTACGGAATCGTATGCCCTGTAGTATCGAAAAGGGTTTGTCCCTACTCTATCCAGATAATCAATAATTTCTTTCGTCGCTTCATCGTCCCTATCTGTACTGATTAACTCCAGAGTAGTACCAACGCGGCTGGTGTATAAATAGAAACGACTAAGCGCCCCCATGTTGTACTCCACTTTATAAGAGACTTTAGGGATTACTTTAAATTTCTTTGTAACTTCAGGGGTTGACGTTGTTACCACGTCTAGGTGAACCAGCAAACGCTTGGGAAGCTCATTGCTGATATCACCATATTGCATTAAAACACCTCTATTTTTCCAAATCGTATAACAAAGTCCCGCATAGCTTTCTCAGATGTCTTAGCTGCCTCTGCGTCATATGACGTAGCCTTGCTAGACACCGCTAACGGGTACACTCCTTTGTTTTCATTCATCTTAGCTTTTACGAAATCAATGTGTTTACACAACCCACGTGAAGTAAATCCTGGACATGTGCAGTGTAAGTCGTCGTTAGAGTTGGTAGAGACTTCGAAAATCCCAGGATGCGAAGTTGTCTTCGTACTGAGAAATACTTGAAGAAGCTTATAACCTTTCACAACTTCTATCTTAGATGACCTGATGTATTTTCGACGGCTATAGAAAGGAAAGCCTCGAAAAGGAAATTTCGTGTCGCATCACCATAACCGTTTACCCAATCCTCTGTAGAGAGGTTAGTTGTCATTATGGTAGGCAATCCGTTCTCAAATCGAGTGCGCAGAACTTCGTGTAAAAGATTTTTACTCCAACCGTTCTGACCCATATGCTCGTGCCCAACGTCATCTATAACAAGTACACGTACATTGTAAGCGTCGTCAGCACACTCACCTAAGATGCCGTAATACAGCTTGTAATCCCAATCGCTCGTATCAGGTTCCATGGTTCGACCTTTTAAAGCGATGAGCTTTGTATACGACGTAAAGTAGCACGGGCGAACTAAAACAGCTTCGCTCTTAAACGTTGCTAAAGAAAACGTTGTAATCATCTCTTGTAATACAGCAGACGCTAGCGTGGATTTACCGTGACCTGCATCACCGTAGAGCATCACACCTTTACCGCAGAACGATGAACCATACGCACGAATAACACGGTCAGACTTAACATGCTCTAACCAGTGTTTAACGTAATCGGTGGCGTTCCCTAACGGCAGGCAGTCAGACAAAGTCCAGCCCACAGATTTGGCAGGGATGTTTGCCACTTTAAACCACGAACGTCTACGTATCTTCAATGACTCAAGTGCGTACATTATCCCTCCAACCCTAAAGCTTGACGAGTACGAGCCTCATCGAGTTCTTTCGAAGCAGCAAAGCTATCAGGGTTGTGATACTGAAGCAAGGCTTGCTCTTTCAAACTTCCAAAACGTTTAACAAAAGTTTTCCAAAGACGCTCTGAATCAGAAACAGTCTTTACCCACGGCTCTGCAAGATAAATGTCAACCATCTTCTTTTCAATAGCACCGTTAGTCTGCTCATGACTTCGCTTCTCAGCTAAAGCCTGCACAAAGCGAGTGTGCTTAACCTGCCAAGGTGGAATGTCCCAACGGCGGAACATGAGATTATCGCTGAAGTAGTACGCGATGTCTGACGAAGACCAGTCTTTTGCAGGAACGCGGTCTCGGTCACGGAGTTCGACTTTCCTGCGATATTCCGTTTCTTTGATTTCAGCGTACGCTTTTTGCTTTTCAGCCCGACCTTTGGCGCGAAGAGCCTGTTGCTCTTCTGCGTACTCTTTGTCGTCTGCCGTATATTCGAAATCCACGTTTACTCCGTAAGACAAAAGTTGACTTTCAAATTTTTTCGCGCCCTTTTCCGAAATTTTCGGTATAGGTAAGCTTTTAGAAGTAATAGCTTTAGAGCTTTGTAGCTTTATAGCATAATCAGCTAAATAGCTATATGGCTTTACTAGTTGATACAGAAACGCCTTTTCGGGACTCCCGTCAGGGAACTCTGTAAGCCGTTGAACCGTTGTGCAATGTCCGTTATAAAATTCGCGGGTCATGGTGATGCCACCTGCGACTCGAATCTCTTTTAAGACTCGGTAGTAATACTTTTTGCCGTGGTCAGGAAACTCGTTTACAACCTTCTCAGCCGTAATCGTCTCCCAGCCAACGCTTTTTGCAAAAAGCCATAAAGCCATTGCCTCGAGTGAAATCACTCGGAATCCTTTTTTAGCTCAATGGCGATAAGTTGTGCCATGACCTTGGCGAATCCTAGCATGGAGTCATAGAGATACTCCATCAAGACTTCCTCTTCGTCGGTGTACTCCTCAGATACCTCAGAATCGTCTTCAGAAGCCTCTAGGAGCTCTTGTGACCGTTCGTCAAGTACTTCTTCTACCTCAACCTCGATATCGGGCATTTTAGGCTCTTTAGGGGCTTTTAAGCCCTTGACAGGGTTGATATCGGTCAGACCCTTGGTTAGGTCAAAACAGGGGATGCCCTTGGCGCTAAAAGTGGCTAGAGCATCGACGCAATGTGGGTCTTCATCGTCCCATAATAGAAATCCATAGGCTTTGTCTGAGCTCCCTTTGGCAAGCTTTGCAGCCTCCTTGTAAGGCTCTCGTTCAACCTGGAACGATGTACCCGCAGGCAGTCCTACCGCCTTATCCTCATCGCGCAAGTAGGCGAGGATTTGGATATTTTTTTCTTTTGCTAGCTTTGCTGCTTCTTGTAGACCTGTTGACGGATAGTCGTCATAGACCAGTGCCATAACAGGTGTCTGCTTCTGTTGTTTAAGCATGACAAGGTAATCGCTTAAAAGCGCTTCGATATTTGTTTTGCTTGTTGCTCCATTGCCCGCTATGAGCAAATATGCTGAATCAGCCATTGACTGCTCCTCTCATTGAAGGGAAGAGCCACTCTACACCTTTTTAGAGATTTCTCCTAGGGGGCACTACCACCGTCTTGGTTAAGGTAGCAAGCTTCTCTGATGCCAGCGCTAAAAATGGAGCTAGAAAGCATGACGCCCCTACGTAGACAACATCTTGTTTAAGGGACAAATTACCTAAAAGTAGACAACCTGTTACAGAAAAGACTAATGAGACGACTACTTTCAAAATACCTAGATGGGTAAATCGTTCAAAGAACGCTAAAAAGAATGCAGAAAAACACGAAACAAGTACCAGTGTTGTCATAATGTGACAACTGTACTACATCGATTGATAGTAGATGGCAAAATTAGAGCCGTGTGGCAAAAAGCTGCCTAGTGTGGCAGTTAAAACTCCCTTGGTAGCATCCTTATTTTTGTAGTAATAGCTGGTACTGGCACCTACAGTTCCTGACCAAAAGGTATCGTCCACATCAGCGTAGCCGTAGTCCCCATCAAAGAAATCAATGTAATAAGGTTGATTTTCAAAAATAACGTTTGACAGGCGTAAGCCATATCCCGCTCCTAGCGGTGCAAGCCATACAACTCTAATGTTTGCTGATGTTGCTGTAGATGGTGAGATGTCTGTTAATGAATACGTTGTTGGGTTTGCTGGGTCTAGTGGTGTTTGATATATAGGAGATTCAGTAGTGCTGATAAGAGTATTGCTTGAGTTGTACCAATCAATAGCTAAGTAAGCGTTGTAACCCACCGTTGGGCTGTTATCGTCAGATGTCACAAGGTTGACACTAAACGTGTATTGCTGACCAGCATTTACAGGCATGTACTGAGAGGTATTTGTTGTGTAGATGATGTTGACGTCAGAAGTTCCTGTTGAATAAACTTCCATTTGGTTTGCTGCGTATGGAATGTTACTTGCCGAAAGAGAAAGTCCTTCTCCAATGGCGACCGCTGCTGTTCCATTTACCGCAGTCCAACTTCCTATACTAATCTGGAAGTTAGGCGTTGCACATAGGTTGATGCGGTCTGGTTCTACGTAAACTTGAATCTGACGAGCATCTTGAAAATATGTTGCTGCTCCAGATTTTTCTAACTGACATCCATCTATGTAATGGATGTTTCCAACAGCAGCTGATGTTGTGCTAATTCCTGGTACCGCAAAATATGCTGTAGAGGGTGCTGACGCTGTTACAGAAACCAGTGTCCAGGATGTAGTAGAAGACGTTGTTGCTGAGGCTGATGTAGAGGTCGACAGTAGGTTCCCTCGATAGTCATACCAGTTAATAGTTGCTTTAAAAGACTTGGCTGCTGAGACCGAGTAGACGCGATAACCAAAGGTATACGACATCCCAGAGGTCACGGGGATACTCTGTTGAACTGTGTCAGTAAGCCCACATCCTGAGGTTACTGTGCCACTTGCTGTGGCTGTAAGTACCCCTAATCCTTGAGAACTATTGGCAGGAGCAGTTGATGGCGCACCCGTTTCAAAGTACGGAAGTACTGGTGTAGGATAAACGTATCCTGTAGTACCTGAGGCTGTTGGCAATGATGTAGATGTGGTGATGGTGAGTGTTGTTGTTGCTACTTGTTGGTTTGTGTTTGTAGTTGTAGATGTAACAACTCCTGTTTTATATGCCCCGTCAACCGAGCTTGTTCCATATACATACACACCTGAACTAAATGTGGCTGATGTTTTTGAGTTATAAACTGTCTTGATAGTGAGGGTTGTTCCTGAAGATGACCAAGATGTTATAGGTACTGCAACAGCTCCTACTAAAGTTCCACCAGTTGTTACCCAACGACCTGAAGGGTTGTCCGTAGAACTGTGCTCAAACGAAGCATCATTAGAATCTAAGAAAAGGTTCTTTCCTTGAACAAGCTTTGTAGTCTCTCCTGTTAAGGACTTTATATATAGCTCTGTTCCTGCTGTGCTTCCTTTAGATTGATAAATATCTAAAGCATTAGCAATTAGTGAGCGTGAGCGTCTAAATCCAAGTTCTGGTTGATATTGAAAGTTAAACTGTTGTAGAGCAGGTGGGATAAGGTTTCCATAAAGCGATTCTATTTTATAACGCTTTCCTGCAAGCTCTGCGTAAGTTTTTAAAATGTCATAATAAAAACCAAAAATAGCTAAGAAACTTCTTAGTGTAGGGTTTTCTGGGCTATCAATACCCTCAGCAATGTTGGGTACTTTATAGATATTTGGCAACATATCATAAAATTTATATTGACTTCCATAGTCTTTAACAGAAAGGCCTGTAGCGTTTCCAGCGCGAACCCACTGCGTATTTATTCCAGCGGTTCCTCCTCCTAAACAGGTAGTCTCGCTAACAATTGCATAAACAGTAAACGTTGTTGAGGTTACTGACAAAACTTGACTATTTAAAATATTGTAATCAGAATCAGGCATGTTCATGACGCCTACATAGTTACCTACTGCATAGGTGTGTGGTGTAGCTGTTGTGTAGGTCACTTCATATGCGACATCAGTGAATTTTACAGCCGAGGCGCCTGTTACGGATAAAGTGTTTGTTAAAATTTTACAAAAAACAGAGTAGTAGTAAAAGCGGCCTTGTTGTAGCTCATTTACGTATACATAGCCAGAAGTACCGTAGCCTCCAGCTAGTTCTGTTCCTACAGTTGCTATGGTAAGAGTATTTCCATTTACAGAGCTGACAAGCCATGTTCCATCAATTTCAGTGCCTCCGTAGATACTTATGGTGCACCCTAAAGTAATGTATGTTGCGTCGTTAACAGTGACCTGAATTTGACCTGGTTCAACAAACCAATAAGTAATTTCTCTAACAGCGTTAGGGTCTGTTTGTGTATTTGTATGGGGAATAATAGGGGTCTCTGGTGGAGCAGGGTCATAGTAAGAAGAGATTGTCGACGTACTAGTAGAGCCACGAGTTTGGTCTACAAGAATAATTCCGTCATCCGCTGTTTCAGGAAAACCGTGAATATTTCTAATTAAGCGAATACCTGTCCAATAGCCTGAAGGAGTCGTCCACTCACACAAAAGTTTGGCGTAATCAACAGAATTGACAGTAAAAGGGGTAGCATCGTAGTTGGCTAGAGTAATGTTTCCGTAATAACTCCGACCATAGTAATCAATTCCATAGCGTGCCATTTATAGTCCTTAGAACCCGCCCATTGCAGCAATAGCAAAGATATTTGAAGTATTTGTTTGGTTTGTTGTTACGGTGGCTGCTAATCCTGATGTCGTTGACGCCAAGGAGTAGGCCGTAGCAGCTAGGTTCTCTACGTTAGTAACACGGTCACCAAAAGAACCAAAGGTGGTGTAACCTGTGTAAAAGTATGTACTAATGCTAGGTGTTGTACTTCCAGCACTATTAAGCGTGAGGTTAGTCTTAAAGTTTCCTGAGTTTTGAGGAGAAAGACCTAGGGTAGACTCAATAGCGTAAACCTCTGCTTGAATGAGGTTAGGATGGCTAGCATCAACAATTTCCGTTTGGTTTACATGGGTAGTAAAGCTAGAAATAATCGATAGCGGGTAAGCTGACGTGACTCCGTATGGCATTTTCTCTCCTTTTAGATTCCACCAACAGTGGTTATGCTGATGTTGTTTGCCTGAGGGATTTCAAAGTACTGAGTAGTAATGTCCTGAACTCCACTACTTCCATCTCTGCAAAGAAGGGTAATTGTGTAGGAAGCTACTCCGTCCACAGCTGCTACAGCAGAGGCGATATCTGTTTGATAAATAGTCTCACCAAAAGATGTGTAAGTAAACGACAGTAGGTTAGATATAGCAGCCACAACTGCAGTCTGCACTGTAGTGGCTTTTCTGTTAGCAAGTACAGTTACTGTCACCGAAACATCTACGTTAACGTAACTAGGTGGAAGCACAGTGACGGTTGTATTCGGTGGAATAACTGAAGCAAGTCCGTTTAAAATGTTTGTTTGCAGGATTGTAAAGTTACTTGTAAAAGAACCGCTTGATACCCCTGGGTCGCCTGACTGTGCTGCGTAAACAATGACGCTTGTAAAGGAGTTAGCTACTGCATTTGCTTTGTCTGCTCCTAAATTACTGTTTACATAATCAGCGTAGTCTTGAAGGGTAACAACACGATTAAGTGTTGATATTTTCTTTGTAGCGTTGACTCTAATGGAATCAGTCGCTTCTTGGTCGGCACCCCCGTAAGCAGCAGATGGTTGCGATACAGTTAAACCTGGTTGTGCTAAGTTAGTAATATTGGTAATTGAACCAGCTGCTACGTTTCCAGACGAACCACTTCCTACAGTGTAGGTAAAGGTAAGTTGTGTATTAATAGGAGGAATGCGACCACTGATGTTATCGCCAAAGATAATGTATGAGTTTCCTAGGTCATCGTATGTTGTTGAGAAGAATGGGTCATTTGCTCCAGCATCAACAATATTTTTAATATATGTGTAAGGAATACTGTCAACTGTTACAGAAATTGTTCCATCAACTACAGGGGCATTGAGCAACTGATAGCTTTGGTTAGCAAGTCCATCTGATATTTGAACAGGGTCTGTATAAGTGGTGCCTTCAACTACTTGAGTGCTGACAGTTCCTGGGCTAGACGAGGATGCTGCTGCAGGTACAACCGTTGTATAGAGTGTCTGAAAGTTAATTTGTTCGTTGTTACTGTTTACTACTGTTGTAGTAGATACCTGTGTTCCAGCAGGAATCGTTATTGAAGAGCTTGTTGAGTTAGAGAATGTAACTGACGTCGTAGCTGCTCTGGCGTTTGCTGGAACGTAGTTCAACAAGTTGGCGATATCTAAGATACTGCTTCTTTGGCTTGCTGTTGTTAAGAACGCCTCATTTGCTGCTCTATCAATAAAAAAGCTCAAGTTATCAGCTGCTGCAGCAAACAACTCAATCATTGTTATACCAAAATCAGAGGTATCTCTTGATGTCCATTCTGGTAAAAAGTACTGAATGAGGTTCTGTAAATCCTCGCTAATGGATGAGAAATCACGGCTTGTGTAGTCCTGCTGAGGGACAAAGTTACTATAAATCGGATATGACGTTGTCACTTTATTCTCCCTGAACTATCTCGCCATAGCGATTGAATACCTTGGTCTGAGTTGACAGCTGCTGACGTTGACCGTTAGGAATAGTATAGTCAATTTCTAAGTTTAATCCGTAGTTTACGTCATCTGGTGTAGCTACAACATTATTTAGTGTTAAAGAAGGCAACCATTTAGCAAAAGCAGCAGCAACAATTTTTGTTGCTAACGCGGTAGTTGAGTAATTATTCTCAAATACTAAATCTTGAACTCGTGAACCAAAATCTGGTCGCATTACACGCTCACCCATTTGTGTAAAAATGACGTAGCGAACTCTGTCCTGCCAGATAGCTGCATCATTGTCTTCGTAAAAGCTTACTTCACCTGATTGATTAATTGAGAAAGGAAATGCAATAGCGCTGCCCTCGATATTAGCCATTAGATATACACTCCCATCCATACTGGAAAGTTAGGGTCGCCTTTTTCAAACATTATCCAGACAACTTGATTAATGTTAGGAACACTAATGTGGGAACTATGTGCTGAGTTCAAAGTCACGTTATGCGTGTGACTTCCATATTGTCCTACCGTAGCTGCAGTCGTTGTATAGGTGTCTGTGTGGTTAGCGTGAGTTCCGTTGTCAACAACAGGCATACAGCCAGGAATCCAACCAGTGACCCCTTTAGGGTTTAACTTAGGGTCTCCCAGTAAATCTGGGATAGACACTTGAATTTGATTGTGACCTGTAGGGTCTACGTTGTTGTAGCAGATGCCTCTATAGAGCCCGTAGTAGCGTTTATCTGACACCTGAGCTCCTTAATTTGTTGATAGTAGCCGCGCTAGCAGCCGTTTTTGATGGTTGATTACGAAGGTTACCCGATGAGTTACCCCATTTAGGGGCTGAAGTGTTGGGACTACGTGTTGCATCGGGTTGCTTTCTATTTTGTGCCAAACTGAATCCAGTGTTTTTTGCGCTGTTATTTACAATAGGCGTATTAGAAATTAGTTTTGATGCTGCTGGTGTCGAGGTAGCAGGGCTAGTTGGACTAATAATTCTTTGAGGAGTCGGGTTAGGTGCTTTAGCTCCAGAAGCAACTTGTCCAAGAGAGTCTGTTCCAACAACCATTTCAGTTGTGTACATTTTTTCTTTAAATATGTGGGTACACTCAAGAACTGTCCAGTAACCTGAGTAGTCTTTTCCAAGACCATCAAGAAAAACAGGCATGTCAGGGCGAATTCGAGCGTCACCTAAAACTTCAGCTGTTCCTCGATATGGGTATCGATTTCTTTCATCTGCTGCTACTGCTTCGTAACCAGCTACTTGTGAATTAGGAATAACCGCTGAAGTATGAAAACTATCAAAAAATTCTGTTTGTGATTGTGTTTTTGTAGCAGTTGGTCTGTTTTGATTGGTATTAACAATTTTATTTCCAGATGTAAGACTTACCCCACCAACCGCTACCGCAGACTTCATCTGCTCGTCATATTCGTTTGCATCACTTACTTCTGGATTAAAGTTAAATAAACTGAGGCCTTGGGGGTCGTTTGCTTCACGAAGAATAAAGTAAGGAGCATTTTCCTGATACTTTGTAAAATCAGCTGTCATTGTATCAAAATAAACTGAAGTACCTTCTGACCTAAGGGTGTAGCCAGTTTGAATAGCCAGTTTGCATAAAAATTCCCAATCTGTTTCACCCATTTGACACAAGTTGTCAAAAACTCTGCCGTGAGGGGCACAGTAATAGGCTAGGTTATGTTTTTTACAAATCTGAGCAGCTACTTGGTCTGCGGTGACGTTTGTCCAAACATTTTGTGATGCTTGTTTCATAACGTATGTTGCACCTAAAGCGGTTATCTCTACAAAGTTTTTATTTGTTTGTAGGTCAGGTGTTATAGAGTGAATATACCCAGCAAACTCTTGAGAACCGTATGGAGAAGAAATAGTTACTTGTATAGGAGAACCTGTTTTAATGTCAGAATACGTCATGCCCCAATTTTTTACATACAAGCTTAAATGCTGGTGCTTATATCTACCCATAGTTAATACAGTGCGGTAGGAAAGTACGGTGCTTGTTTGCGATTGAGGTAGTTTTATGTCTATAAAATTATACATTTGGAATCAACAACTCTGTTCCAGGTGCAATAGACATTGGGTCAAATATTTGTGGATTAAATTCAGCTATAACCCACCAAAGATTTGGTCTGTTGTAGTACTTAAAGGCTATTTGGTCTAAACGCTCACCCTCAACGTACACATGAGTTTTGTAGGATAGCCGTCCTAAATCAGAAAACGTATAAAAAACAATAGGTAGTTGCGGGCCATTTTCTTCTAATTGAATGTACTCAATAATTGAGTTTATATAACGAGAATTATTTTTAATAGTCACTTTTTTGCGCCTTTTGGAGGAGTGTTATTGCTATTTCCGCTAGATTGCTGTACTGCTTGAGCTGTTGCCATCAAAATAAATGACATATCAAGCTGAGAAGTAATAGGTTTCATATCTTGTGTAAATTTTGTATGAGTAATGTTTAAGCTGTCTAAGTATCCTAAGTAGATTTTAGGGCCAAGTTCAATCCAAACAAGCGTCATCATTAAGAAACCGATGTCTGAAGATGGTCCACTTGGACCTACCCACCCATCGCCGTTGATTGTTTTATAAAGGTATTCAATATCTGCAAGAGTACCTCGAGCGATTAAATCTTTAATCTTTGTTTCTAGACTTTCATCGGTCTCTGATGAATCAGGGGTCTTTGCAACACCACTGCTGCTCACATCGTAGTAGTTTGTTAGTTGATTGTAGTCTTGAGTAGCACCAAAACTTGCAAAATCGTTTGTTCTATCAAGAACAATAGAAACAGACAAACTCTCTCCTCCTGGAAAAACTGGAAGAGCTGTTGACCAATATTGCGCCGATGTAGGGGTAACCCCATCATTAATTTGTACATTAACACTATACGACTCAGGATTCCATAAAAATTGAAACCCATATAACTTGGATGACGTCGTAGGTTTAGCATTGGTGTCTTGACTAGACGTAGCGCTTTGTGTAAAAGCTAGCCCTTTCTGGTCAGCGTGAAACCAAAAACGACCCCTACGGTCTATGTCACTTAAGCTGTCTTGGCCATACTGACCGTCTGAGCTCATTGTTAGTGGCAAACTTGCTCTGTGAGGAGGTAGGTTAAAACTACAGTCATTAGGAAGGCTTGGAGGGGATGCGTAATCATTACCGCTTAACGCTGCTCCATTGTTTAAAGCACTAGAGTTAGCTGCTGCGGCTCTTGCAGCAGCGGCTGCAGCAGCTGCAGTTGCAGATTGTGCTCCCGAGTATCCTCCAATTAACGCGTTAACCGCATCTGTGTACGTTGTCTCAGCCTGAGCTAGCACAGTTTTACCTAAGTTAATATTTGCTTGCATACGTCCGTACTGATTAATAACTGCTTTAGCAGGAGTACCTACATAATCAGTGTATTGGGCTTCTACTTGGTTTTTTACAGTAGTTGAGGCGTTAGAAGCATTTACAGCAACAAGCATGTTTTGTAAATAATTTAGTACTTTACTGCTTGTATAAAAGTTATATGCCCACAACAAAGGTACTGTAATGGTGAACGTGTCCCCATATACTAAGTTAGTAGGCGTCGTATCAGCCCAAGGATTGTTTCCGTTTCCAGCTAAAAGATAGTCGTTGTAGTGAACGGCAAAGTAATAATCATAAAGACCGTCTTTTGTACTGGAATCAAAAGGAAGATACCCTGTCCACCAATCACCTGGTTTTGTTGGATTCTGGTATAGACCCCCATAAAAAGTTATGGTACTAACGGAACCGTCAGAAGGTCCATCGTAAAAATGAGCTTGATTTGGATATGTAAGCCCTTTAGGTGAGTTGATTAATACCGCACTGCTGCCACTTCCCGTGTAAAACACGGCGTTTGCTTGATTGATGGCACCCACAATTTGAGCAATAGCAGAAGTTTTTTGTGATTGAAAAGTTTGTTGAATATCTTTAAGTTTACTCTGTTTTGCTGCAGGTGGATTTGTTGCCAACCATTTAGCAATAGCAGAGTTAGTTGTGCTGGCTGATGTAGCTGTCATTTGCTAGTTACTCCTGCTTGAGCTAGTGCTTTTTTAACTGCAGCTTGAATAGTAGCGGCCGTTTTTGCTGCAGCGTGTGGGTCCGTTCCAGATGGAACTGTAACGTTAATATTAATTTGAGGTGCGCCTGTCGATGCTGGAGTTGTGCTCAGCAAAGTTCCTAAAGGTGCTGTGTTACCTATTGTTCCGTAAAGACCAACACTACTTGTACTGTACATTCCTCCAGCACTGCTGTCAGCTACAGATGTAGATGCTCCTCCTGAGTAGTGACCTGCGTCCCAACTCGAAGCTTGAAGAAGCTTAAGGAAGTCGCCTTGTGAGCTGGCTCCTGCACGAAGCGCAGAGACGATATTTGTATACCCGCGAGAACCCGCGTTGGCACCTGTTAATGTTGCAACGGTTGCAGCCAGACCTTGTTGCCAAGAGCTGTACGCCTGAACACCGCTACCTGCTTTTCTAGTATTGTAATTAACCGAACCGTTAAGCTGATAGCTTGTATTGAGGGGGTTGTAAGTAGCGGTGTTGTTCCAGTTTCCGCCTTCCATGTTTTCCCACATGGTTAAGTCAGCAACATTTTGTTGAGTTGCTGGAGCGCCGAGAGCTCCGAGAAGCATGGAAGCAAAGCCTCCTTGGTCTACAGGACCTCCGTTAGCTCTAGCGATAAGATGGTTAGGAATGATAGTTCCGCTGCTATCTGGAACGAAGAGTTCAGGTCCTTTTTCACCAACGATATAAGGAACATTACCTTTAGCAGGACCACCTGTTGCTAAGCCTTCTACAGTTGTTTCTGCGTCTTCAACGACTGGGTTTGTAAAAAACCCTTTAAGAGCCTTAAATATCGCACCACCTGTACCGCTTAAGAAATGACCTAGAAGTCCACCAAGACCAGCACTTGCTGTAGTACCTATTCCACCCATCAAAGTACTACCAAAACCATAGGCTTTTAGCTCTGGTCCTAAATCTTTAGCAACTTTAGCAAAATCATTTGCAGCAACTGTTAGTGTTTTAAGAGCTGCAACAGTTCCTACGTTTATACTGGCTTGCGTTGCTTGAGTAACACCCAGTTGTGCAGTGTTGTAAGCACTTTGAGCACCAACAGTTGCTGTTGTGATTCCTGCTGCAGTAAGCTGCGCTTTTGTCGCATCATCAGGCAACCCCTTAGCTTTAGCAAAAAGCTTAGTGATAATAATCTGTTGAAGATTTTGGTCAGGAATATACGTATTAAGAATAAATGTAAGCTGACCAGATGGAGTAAGAGCTCCTTGTAAATAAGCGTAGGCTTCTACAGAGCCCTTTTGTAAAGGGGGTGTTGTTGCAAAAATTTTATCAACAAAGTCGTTTGCTATTTGGTCAGGACTTCTTGCTAGACCAGCTGCAGTCATGGTCTTAACACCAATTTGGTTTAACAAGTTTGTTGAACGACCTTGGTACAAAGACGCGGACGCCTGAGCTGTTCCTGCTAATCCAAGGTTTGGAGCATAATTAGAAAGAGAGGCAACTCCGCCACCTACTTGGTTAACGTTATAGATACCTGCGCTTTGAAGAGCAGCTATTGCTTGAACAGCGTCTTGGGAATTAAGAGCAGTTCCCCCAGCAGAAATGGCTTTCTGTAAATTACCCGTTTGACCAAAGCTCATTCCACCGAAGAAGCCTTGGCGAGATGTTGAAAGCTGGTATGACGCTGCTTCTGCAGGGCTAGGCAGCATATTTGCAGCAGCTGAAATTCCTACACCTGCAACAGAGCCAAGACCTTTAAGAACAGTACCTAGTACTTGACCTGCAGCACCTGCGGTAGATGTCGTTCTAGGAGTAGCTACTGTTCCGTTAGCGCCTCCTCCTGGGTTGGACATGCTGCCAGTACCCACAGTATTTCCAGCGGCAGCGCTGGCTCCTGCAAGTCCTGTGTGTATAGTTTGAGAGGCAGCGCCTGCTTTTTCAAGATTTTGAGCAAGTTTCTCAGAGAGCGCGACCAAGTCAACAAGGTCTTGACGCTTTGCCATGTCTATAAGCCTCTCTTAGAACGTTCCAGCCAATTTTTTCTTTCCCTAAAGGAAAGATTGCGTATGTCTGATAAAGACCATTTAAATGCTCGAGTGAGCACTTCATACTGGTCCATTAAAGACTCGTAATCGGTTTCCTTATAGTCGAAACAAGGAAGCGAGACTTAGTGGTAGTTCAATCTCTGTACCACATGCCTCACAAGCCTTGCTCACCTCCCCTAGGCGTGGACCTGGGTTACGGTCGACAATCTCTTTAATAAGAGTTTCGCGGTCTTTTATGCCGAGTTCTAAGACGGTGTTCGGTGTTGTAGGGGAGTCGTTGAGACTAACAACGCATCCCGCAAGAATAATTGTATTCAATTCTGCCAAAGTTTTGTCGGTACTATCCATAACTTTTCTTTGGGTAATGCCATTTGGTAAAGACACACGAGCTCTTCCCGCTTTGATAGGTACAACCCACGAACGGTCTGCTTGATTCTCTAACTCGTTTACTTCAATATCAGTATCTAAATCAATAGAAAAGTCTTGGGGCTTTTCACAGACGTTACAATAAGCTGTAAAATCTGCAATCTTGCCAAAAGTAACTTTTCTAATTCCTAGCAAAATAGCGTCTCGGTCTCCTGAGAGCATGACATCAAAGTCTTCTTTTACTGGGGCTCGGTCTCCAATGCTTACTAGTCCTCGTTGAAGGATAGTAAGGAGAGCTTTTGAAGTGCTACCTGCTTTTGCAATAACTTCCTCATCAAGACCGTTTAGCTCCCTGACTTCAGCGGTTTTTACCGCGCTTCCGTCCTTTGTTAAAAATCCGCCTGGCAAATGTACAAGAGTGTCAGCTGGTGACTCAGTAGCAATTTTTTGTTGTTCCTGAGGACCAGCTGTCAGCTCTTCTGCAAGCTTATTGACTATTCGTGGGTCCGACGTTTGTGGCACGAGTTATGCTCCTTTAGTTACTTAGTTAGAAAACGTATATGGTCCGTCTTGGGTAGTGATTGCGTTATTGTTTGTATCGGTAAAGAATACGTCCAAACCTTCGTGTACAAGAGTCATTTGTTCGAAAAGAACGTTGTTATCTGTACCATTAAGGTCTGTATAGGTAAGAGAACTAATCCACGCGTTGTGAGCAGTAAATACTGCACGTGAGGTAACTCCACCAATACCGTTAGCGTTTGTTGCTGTCGATGGATGGTCAAGAACGTAAATCTTTACGTCTAGACGGAAATCTGCACCAGCTGTTGTAATTCCATTTCCAGAAGCTGCTGCAAACAATGAGCGCATCCATGTGATTGCCTGGTCCTGACCATAAATCATTCCTCGGTTAAGGACGATTGGCTGGAAAGACGTTGTTCCAGGAATCTGGTGAACGGTTGTATTAAATCCACCTTCACGGTAGGCAATTGCCTGCGTGTTGATGGTAAGACCTTGAACCTGAGTAAAACCTCCAGAGAACTGGTTTGCTCCGTTGTTAGTTACCTTAGGGTCAAAGAAGGCTGCACCATTGACTGGTGGCATGAATTCTACGAAGTACTTAAAGTTACGTAGTGGGTCACTTTGTCGAGCACTCCAACGTGTGATGTCTGCTGACGATGCCATTTATTTCTCTCCTTACGCTGTTGTGATTACTGTGCCACCATCATATTGAGCAATATTGATGACGACATACTCGGCTGGACGTTGTAGAGCTACTCCGATATTGATGTTAACGATGCCAGCATCAATGCTTTGTAGCGTGTTTACTGATGAATCGCAAACAACATAATAAGCTTGAGATGGAGTATCTCCACGCAAACCGCCTTGACGCCAGAACTGGTTCAAGAAGTTGGTTACGGTTGCGTTGAGACTACGCCATAGCTTCTGGTCGTTTGGCTCAAAGATAGCAAACTTGGTAAGGTCGTTAAGAGCCTTCTCCAAGTAAATAAGGGTACGGCGAATTGGAACGTAGCGAGTTACATATCCTTGTTGCAGGGTACGAGCTCCCCAGATAACAATCCCTGAACCATTGATGTAACGAATAGCATTAACTGGTACGCCAGCTGCTCCGCCAGAGGTCAAGTTATCAAGGTCTGTGTTTGTGGTTGTTGCTACTGATACAGCCCCACCGATACGGGTTTGAAGACCTGCAGGTGCTTTGAAAACACCAGGGTTACCACGAGCCTTGTCTGTAGCAAGGTACTGAGCAACAACCGCAGCTCCAGGAGCAATTGACCTTGTAGCTCCAGGTGCGTTTGTTGTTGGGTCAGCAATGGTGATGTTTGGATAGTACGCAGCACCATAAGATGTCTGAGTGTAGCTAGCGGCTAGGGTGAGCTCATCAGCTACATCTTGATAGCCTGGGTCGATTACTACAAAGCAGTCAGCACGGTTTACAGCGTAAGCAAGAATAGTGTTGACGTCTGTAGATGCTGTGATTCCAGGGGCATTGATAATAAGGCTTGATTGAACTGCATCAAACGCAGAGACGGTTCCAGCAATAGCTGAACTTGTCTGTCCACCAGAACCGTTGGCACCTCCTGCTAGCTGAAGACCAAGAGCCCCTACTGGAGCTTTTCCTGGCTCTGAGCTTGCATCGTTATCATCAGTAACCGTAATCCATTGTGAAACTCCGTTGATAACTTGTGGAGCATAACGAGAGTTTGTGCTATCCATTGATAGGTCATTGAAGCGCTCTACAATGCTGTTTTGAGCTGAGCTTCCGTAATAAATGACAATAGAAAATGTAGGGGATGTTGTTGTCTGCTTAACGATATCTACATAAAGATTGTTACCCCAAGCACCTGGGCTAAGAGCATTAATCTGCATGGTGTAGGTAGCTCCTTGAGTACCGCCAGTACCGCTTGAGTCATAGAGCTGACGAGAAGCTGTTGCGTAGCCTGTGGCAGGTACACGCTGGATGTAGCACTGTCCACCCCCGTTACCTACAAGGAAAGAGTTGACGGCAAGACGAAATACGTCAGTAGAGTCATACTGCCAGTTTCCATAAAGCTGTGTAAATTGAGTCCATGATGTGACAAGAGTAGGAGCAAGTGGACCTTGGTTAATGGCACCAAGAAATGCTGCGTAAATGTTTGTTGCAGCACTTACTGATGGTGGTGTTGGTGTTAGGGTCTCATTCAAGTAAACCCCAGGGCGTTGGTAAACTGCCATTGGTATCTCCTTTATAGATTAGTCGGAAGTGACCGTCTGAGTAATCGGGTTAAAGTTATCGTTATTAGTTGCACCAGATAGTGTGATGTCGACGCTCGAAACTATGCCTAGAGCTGCTGCATCTGAAACATCTTGGGTCATCTCAGTAAGCACTCGCACAGTTATGACGTTACGGTAGAGTCGACGACTGTCAACAATTGCGTCTCTTTTTGCATAACTCTCCATAAACATATGACGCCATTCGTATATGCTTCCGTCGACGTTAGGCAAAGGTAGAAAGCCCCATTTACCTGGGGTATAGGTTTCTAGCATTTGTTTGATGATTTCACGGTCATGGCGAGGATGACGTGAGTAAGTAGTAATCTGATAGTAAAGGTCCCACGCAATAGGAGTGTCATAGCTGTAAACGACCCCACTGACAGGAGTAACTTGACCACCTAGGGTGTCGTCATAAACCGTTCCCCCACCTACTTGACGTTCTTTAGACTGAACCATGTCAATCAAGTCAATTGTGATAAACGGAAATGTCATGCTCTGTAATTCGATATCAGGCATGGTAAACCAGATTTTAACAGGTCGAGCAGATGACTTGCCGTCAGCTACAGTTATTCCGTTAAGCCAGTTCTTGAGTGCCTCGTCTTCTCGTACGAGGAAAGTTGTCTCGATGTCGCTCATTCAAACACGTCCGAATCAAAGAGGGAATTTACGACAGCATCTTCCAGACTATTATGGACAAACTCTTTAATAATATTTTTAAATGTTCGAATAGCGGGAGCTGGGGGCATACCCAGTTCTCCATATTCAAGGTCTTCTACTTGGTCGCGTAAAGAGTCAGGGTATTGGATGACAACAGTATCTTCATCATCAAGAATGACAGACATCTGAGAAACAAGAGTCTTGTTCCACCCGTACTTGAGGGCATGTGTTTGAAAGTCTTTAGTCAGCTGTGTACAGAGAAGGTCTACAGCATCAGCTTCATGCTTTTTAAAATTAACGCTTCCCACGCTTGGCCATCGCCCTTCCCAAGAGAACGCCTGCAGTCACCGCTAACCAGTTATTACGGTTTTCCCTTGCGTCGGGAAGGTTTTGAAAAATGGTGTTCTCAAAGTCGTCTTTATCGGCACGAGAAATCTTTGAGTCAGCCACGGTAATAACTCCTAGTGAGAGAGGTCGTTCGCAAGGGTAAAGCTATAAACACCGCACGGTGAGTACTCTTAAAGTATAAAGAAAGCCCCCCGTTTCCGAGGGGCTTACTCTTACTTCTTTTTCTTAGCTGGGGCTTTCTTTGCCTTGGCTGGGGCTTTCTTTATATCCTTGGCTAAAGCTTTGTCGTTCTTTTCATCAGTTTTTTCAAACTTCTTTTTTTGAGCTGCAGTCATGCCCTTTTCAAACTTTTTGTCGTCGTGAGCCATTTACTTCTTCTTACCCATTTTCTTCATTCCAGCAGCTGGAGCAGCCTTCTTCATTCCCTTAGGAGCAGCGGTGGCTTTCTTACCCTTGCCGTATCCAGGAGCCTTCTTATCCTTCATTCCGCATCCGCATGTAGCGCACATATTATTTATTTCCTTTCGTAGTGGTTTTGCTGCTTACTTTGTTAGGAAGCTTTTTACCTTTAGGGGTTTTTTCTTCCCACTCTTTTGCCATCTCTGGGTGTACAGCGTACATAAAAGCACGCTGACGTTGTGACTTAAATGGCATTATCCGACGTTATAGATGGTTAAGTTAGCTGATGGAGACGCTGGACGAGTTGGGTTAGTGCCAGCCGCTGTAGCAAGAAGTGACATTCCAGAAGCACCTGACCACCAGTGAAATTGGATATAGTCATTTGGGAGAACACTGATTGGAGACTCAATGTTTGCTAATACTTGTGAATTCTGAGCATTAGCTGTGGTAAAAGTAAAAGCAGAGGATGGGACTTGAACACCGTTTTTAGAAAACCAGGTTGTGACGTGGTAGTCACTTGTACCGCCAGTAAAATTAAACTGACCTAAAAAGTTAAGGTTGTAGGTGCCAGGTACAGCAAAAACAATCTTGCTAGTATCTGAACCAAGAGCCATTCCTTTACTTAAGTTTGTTGTATCCCAAGTAATTAAATTATCCGCTGTAGTTCCTCCGCTAGCCTGGCTTGTGCTTAAAGCAAAGTTGCCGTAGTAAAGAATGGCGGCCGGCACTACCGGGATATTTACTTTAATACTCATGCGGATGTCACCATAAAAACAGCAACTTTTGTAGAGCCAGTTGAAATTGCATAGAGTGCGTCCTCTGTACCAAGGCTATCAAAGGTTGCGCTTGCCCCTGGAATTAGAGATACTCCATACGATGTTGAGCTAACAGTAGAACCGCCTAGATACACGATTGCTGAAGCATCAATATTCTGCACGGAGATTGTGGCGTACTGCCATGCGTTGCGTGTTTCAAAGCCAACAGTGACAGTTGCGTCAGTGTTGAGCTGAACAGCTGTTGAACTGTTAAGCGCAATAACGGAGTGTGTAAGTGCCATGAGTGTCCTTTACTCGTCGTAATCGTCTGGTACGTTTGAGGAATACGCAGCAAACTGTGGGTCGTTGACCATTTCGTCTGGCATTACCTGTAAACAGTCTACAGCTAGAAGGCTGAACTTTTCCCCGATAATGCCCTTCTGTTGTGCAAGGGTAGGTCTAAATACTTCACCTTTATAGACAACACGGCCGCGGTCCTGTGGGTCAGGGTTGGTAAGAACGCCTGGGATGAGCTTCTCAATAACGTTTGCGTCAAGGGTAAGGTGCAGGGCGTCGGTGTTGTAGAAGCCTTGGTCAGTCTGCATAGTTTGACCCTGTGTAAGTACTGCTCGAACTACTGGAACTGTGTGCGGACCATTCCACTGACGGCCAGAGCCAATGGCGCCCACATCGTAAATGGGGTCAGCCGTGGACTCTCCTAGTTCAAAGAGCCACCACTCAACTGTGGTTCCTACGGAGTTTTGAAGTTCAGAAACTACTGCGTCCCTTACATCCCTAGACTCAAAGTCTTTATCAAAGCGACCGCCTGGGCTGTAGGATTTCATTACTCTATTTTATCCTCGTATGAACTTTAAGTTGCTCTTAACCGAGGCTTTATATTCAGGAGCAATCTCGCTCTTTTCAAGGACTTCAAACAGGGTAATCGATTCTACCTGTCGACCGATATACCAAGAACTCACTGCCATCTCATAATCAAGCCCATACTCACCTGGGTATTTAACATTATGTGTAAGGGCCAAGTAGCCGTGTACCTTAATAACATTTTTTCCTAGTCTTGCCCATGTGTAGGCTTCTTGCCATTCTTGCTTCTGCTCACAGTATTGAGACATTAGGAAGTACGCCTCGGGGCGGTCAGGGCAGACTGTCAACGCTTGAAGATACGCGTTAGTCACTGAGTGCTCTCGGTCGTTCTGGTCAGCTAAGCAGTGGGCTAGCTTGAGGAGGGATATGTAGATAATCTCTGCGTTATCCGCCTCATTTCCATACTCAACTGTTCTAAGAAAGAATGAAACTGCGGAGGCTGTTTGGTTTAATCTTTCGTATTCAAGTGCTGTCGCAAAGTTAAGCTCAGGGTTAAAAGGGTCTTGAGATAAGTCCCCAATCAGTGCTGCTATTTCCATAGGTTTCCCTCAATGCCTTCTGTTATTGCAGAGTTAACTATATTGTTAATGAGTTCCCCAGGCGTTCTAAGGATAAACGCTGCATTGTCCTGAAATCCAAAACTAATAAGAAGGTCGCCTTCATATACGGCAGCTCCTACGCAGAACTCAATATGGCCTTCCAGGAAGGTAAATGAGTTAGACAAGCCCACCATATTAAAGTCTTTGTCCCATACAACGAACCGATGTCGGTAGCGTCCATCTTTCTGTTGAAGGTAGTTCTTAAACAAATTTACTTCGTGGGTGATAGAGACATAGAAGTCACCCCAAGTAAAGACGTGAGAACTTCCTCTTTGGTCTGCGGGTGGGGGAAACGGCGGCTCTTTTAAAAGTACCTGAACAGTTGTTGATGGGTTGAACGGAGTTGAGTGAACTAGCTCAGTAGGTATAGTCCACTTGATAAAGTGGTATGGCTTGTCAATAACAGGTACCCAGTTCTTTTCACAGTAAGAGTCGTTAGCTCCTGGCGTAGGGATTCTTGTTCTCCATTGCTCGTGGACTTCCCAGTTCTTCTTATCGATAGCAATCTTGGTATATTCCATACGACCTTCTCCGTTGGTCGTCGTATCTCGTCTAACACCAATCAGGTAGTAGTCGTTATCCCATTGAACAAGACGGGCATCTTCTAAACCAACAAACTCCCACAGAGGGGCTACATCGTGAGTCATGGTCACCTTGGTATGGTTAATGACATCAAGGTTATTGTCTAAGCGCATGAGGTAGTTCTCAGTTACAAGGCGCATATCTTTCTCAGGATGCAAATAAGCAAGAGGACCCCACTTTGAAGGGAAACGCTGCATGTTCTCTGAGTGGTAGAGCGTGTAGTTAACGTGGCGTAAATTAACGAGAATATCGCCATCACTGTCAACAAATACAGATGGGTTCATCAACCCTGTGCCTGCCGTCAACCCTTTATCAATAACAAGGGGCGCAAGTTTTCCGCCATGGTCTACTACATATTTAACAAGGTTCACAAAACAAGTCTACCCCACCAGTTTCCTGATGGGGTAGTACTTGTAAGCGTGTTGCTATTAAGCTTGAGCTTCCTGCCATGAGATACGACCAAGTACTGGTTGAGCAGTTGTTGAAATGTTAGTTACAACAATTGTCAGAGTATCTGGACCGTCTGGGTAGACGCCTGTGTTGGAGTAGTTTGTTCCTCCGCCAAGGATAGCGTTACCAAGGTCACGTACCTGTGAAATATCTTGAGTACCAGTTGAGTTGGTCAAGAATCCACCAGTTGCTTCTCCACCTTGGAGGAGCATCTGAGAGCCAGTAGCACCCATTGTTGAGTAGTCAGCAACTTGAGCAAGAGACGAGTTAGGGATGTTTGTCTTACCCTGAACAACGTTCTGCCATGAAACGTTTGTGAACGAACCTGTTGGGTTGAACACTGAACCGTTAAGGAACGCCTGCACAAGTACGTTACCGACGGTGGTTCCGTACAAGCTGATGTCCAATGTGTTTAGGAGCAACTGCATGCGGTTGAGGACTTCACGAGCACCAAAACCTGCTGGGATGCTGTTATCAACAGAAGGCGCTACACGGATTGAGAAGAGAGCCTTTGAAGATGCACCGAAAAAGGTCAACGAAGCAGATGAGAGTGTCACAGCTGCGCTGAGAACAATAACAGTGCTTGATGTTACTGATACAACGTAGGTTCCACGAGGGATTGCTGTACCACCGTCAACCACAAACATACCTGGAACGATGTTGGTGTTTGCTGCTGAGAGTGTAACCGTTGTTGATGAGCCTGATGTCGAACCAGTAGCTGTTGTACCACCGTTTGGTGCCAACTGTGTTGAAGTTGTCTGACCGTAGGTGAAGAGCAAGTTCTTATCTGGTGTGTACAAGCCATCCATGATAACCGAAGTACCCCAGTGTGAAAGCAGTGGAGCGAAGGTTGGGAAGGCTAGCTCTACAGCGGTTGGAGCAGTTGCGGAGTACGCAAAGGCCTGACCTGATGTAGCACCAGCAGGAGCAGCAATAACTGTTGGGTTAGCTGTTGTAGGTGCGTTTGAGAGAACAATTGTTGTGCCTTGGATGTACTCAATCTTTGTTCCGTCAGGGAATGCTGGGCTGACGATACGCTGACCTACCTGCAAACCTGAGTTTGAAGATACTGTAGCGATGTTAGAACCCACAGCAATTGTGAGGGCAAGTGATGAGTTACCTGCTTGACCACGTGTAACACCTGTAAGAGTGTTTGAGGTTAAGCCTGTGTAGTTGATTGTTTCGTAGGTAGAGCCGTTACGGATTGTTGCAGTTCCGATGTAGCTTGAGAAGGTAGCTGAACCAGAGACCGCACCAGCGTTAGCTTGTGTAAGAGTCACTGTTGTACCAGATACAAACGCAACCTGAGTACCTGCGTTGACGTTTGTTGCGTTAACAAACATACCTGATACGATACCTGTAGCTGAACCTACAGAGATTGTGTACTGTCCAGAGGTACCTGTAGCAGTTGTTGTAGCGATTGTTGGAGTAAAGAATCCGTAGGTATTGGCTACGTTAATGGTTGTATCTGTAGTACCTACTGAAGCTGTAGTTGTTGTCGTAACAGCTGGAGAGGCAACCTCGTAACGAGCTGGCAAGTTACCTGAGCGCATGTAAGCAGTGGCGTTCTGGCTGTTGTTTGCCATCTTGTGTACGTAGGTGATGTTACCGTGGTTACCGCCACGGACACCCCAACGGATAAAGCCTGAGCCATACCATGAGTAGTCAATGTAGAACATGTTCGACTTTGTAAGGTCGATTCCCCACTCAGAAGGACCTGTGCCGTTTACAGGGTCAAGGTTCCATTGTGATTGTGGTACGCGTGTTTCGAGTGTTGATGAAACAACGACGTTCGAAGCAGTGATACCGCGATACGCAGGCTGAATTGTAGCTGAGGTATCAGATGCGATATCTGTTACACGGTAGGACTGGCCACGGATAACAATGCTCTGACCAACGGTAAGTTGACGAGAGAATGTTGTTGGGTAGTTTGTCGATGCTGTGATGGTGCTTGAACCGTTTGTTACAGTGACGCGTCCTGCAATCTGGAAGATTGATGAACGACGAACTGCCCACAAAGTCTGGCCATCGTATTCAAAGAACATACCATTCTGGTTATCGAAGACACCTAGACGGGTTACCGCACCGTTCCATGATGCAACAGATAGGTAGTAAGAACCAGATGCGTTAGCTGTAGATGGTGAAACAAGTGGAACATAGGTAAATGAGTTCAAGCCTGTTACCGCTGCAACAGCAAATGTTCCGCTGTAACCATATTCGTTTGCGCCGTAAATGGTTACTTGGTAGCCAGGCTGCAATCCATGACGTTCCTTGGTTGTGACAGTTACATATGGAGCTGAGTATGTAAGGGAGTCAATACCAAATGTAGGCTTAAGGATTGTTCCAGATGACATCTGGACACCCTTACCTGATTGATAGTGGAAATAACGACGGGTCTGACGAATTAACTGAGAGTTGTTTGAACCAGAACCTGAGTTAAAGATAACTCCGCCATCAAACGCACGTTGCAAAACTTGTCCCTGAGGACGAGTAAAGATAGACGCATAGAAAGTGGTTGTTGTTGAAGAAAGACCTGCTGTAAGGTTCTGAGAGAGAACAACAACAGTATTTTGAACGCTCTGAACGTATGTTCCAGTAGGAATACCTGAAGCAGCTACGGTCATACCAACAACCAAGTTAGCAGCAGAAGCAACCTGAATAATGTTGGTTCCTGCAGTACCTGTAGCTGTTGTGGCAGTCTGGTTAGCAGCAATTGTTCCTGTTGGAGTTGCGTTATTGTAGTAGACGAACTGTGTCGGAGAGAGAACCTGCGATACATAGAAGTTACCGTTAGGTGTGTTCGTTGTAGCAGTTGTACCCAAAACAGCAATTTCGTTACCGATGGACAAGCCGTGAGGTGTTGTTGTTGTAACAGTAACTGCTTGACCTGAGTTAGAGAACGCAGAGGCAATCAATGATGATTGTGCGTAGAAGTTACCAAAGGCAAGAAGTGTCTTGTTAGGGTCAAAGATTGTCTGAGATGCCCATGCTGAAGGTGTTGAACCCTTAGCTGAGAATGTGAACGATGTTTCACCAGGACGTGTCTCAACGACATAGTTACCAGGCACTGTAGGCGCGTAGGTATCTGTAACAGTAAATGGTGTTCCTACTGGAAGAGCAACGTTAGATGTAATAGTACCTGCAACAGTTGACTGTGTTGTGGTTGTTCCGTTAGCAATGATAAACGTTGTTGAAGATGGAACAGCAAGAACCTGAGCTGGGATACCTGAAGTGGTGTTGTAACCAGAAGGTGTGATACCTGTGATGGTGACGAACTGTCCGACATTCAAGTTGTGAGCAGCAGCTGTTGTGTACAAAGTTGTGTAGCCGTTACCCTGTACACCAGAGGCAGTTGTAGCAACTGTGGTGTTGTTAAAGTATGCGGTGATGGTCTTTGTACCAGCAGTAGATGTCTGCATATCAGAGAGCACAAGTGCGTTGTAAAGAGGTGTGATAGCAAATGGGCGGTTGTTGATAAGAGATACAGACTCCCACTTAGAGTCCTGACGAGAATACTCAAAGTCGGTATCGATAAGTGACTGAGGAGCAGATGTGCGAAGCTTACCGACTGGGTCTTGCATTTCTTCGGCAGGCTTGATGCGCTCATCAAACTCATCAATGGTGATTTGAACTTCATCGTTAGAAGACAGTGCTGAGGTATTGACATAGAGAGTAGCGACTGTGCACTCTTGGTTCCAAATGATACCGCCAACAGAGAATGTACCTGTTGCAGTAGATGCAACTGTTACGGTTGTTGCAGTTGCTGCAGTTACACGGAAGTATCCGTTAAATGCTGCAGGAGTAACACCGCTGACGTAGATGTACATACCAGGGACATAAGCACCAGTAACAGAGGTAGCTCCTTGAACATTCAAGGCGCTTGCAATGTTGGCGAATGTGAATGTTACAGAGGTGCCGTTTCCAACAGCTCCTGTAATGTTAGCTGTAAGCTGACCATCAGCGTATTGAAGAAGGCTGGTGAGCTTTGTTGAAGGGTCTGAGAAGTTATAAAGAACTTTGTTGGCGGATACGTCCGTAATAAGAACGAGGCGTTCCCACGGAACTAACTTACCAATATATAAAGTACCGACGCCTGAGGCGCCAGGGTTTAGCTGGTAGTTACCTTCCATTAATACTTTGCGTGACATGCTTAGAGAGCTCCCATCATTAAATCCATTGGCGCAAATGGATAGTTAGTTGTATTACTTGTTGTAGTCGCGCCTACAACAATTATTCCTTCAAACATGGAACCAGCTGCTGGAGCAGATGTCCAAGCAATGTTTCCGTCGTTATTAACTGCAATTGTAGCTGGCTCAGCTACAAAATAACTCATCCAAGTCGGGGTCGACATAAGGACTTTTTGCTTGACTCCGTTGAGGTAAACCTCGAGGAGACCTGGGTTGGTGATACTTACTGGGTTACCTTCATAGGTAGGAGTAAATACCCTGTCGAAGTTGTTAAATAATTGGCGGATGTTATCCAGAATGGTGACGTCTAGAGCAGCAGCCGAAGCTCCTGCAGGGCCTTGTAGACCCTGGATACCCTGAGGTCCCAGGGACGTAGTTGTAGCTTGCCAACCGTAACCAGTAAATGTCCATGTACGGTTACCGTAGGTATAGACCTGGTTTACTGTTGGGTTTAGCGGAAAGTTAATTGCCATAGTTGACAGCACTCACCTTTTCTTTGTGGACTCAGTAATCAGTATAAGCGGACAATTGCCCGCCACGAGGGTAAAGAGGAAAGTGTTTTATCGGATGTACATCTCTACGCGCATAGAGCGATTTAAGCCTGTAACGTTCTGACAGCAGTTGTAGTAGTCACCCGCAGAGGCTGTAGTTCCTGGAGTTCCTGCGTAGTTAAGGCCAATTCCACCTGTCACGTCATTTGTACCAATATATGCAACGTTGTTGGACGGCCAATACCCCTCAGAGTTCTCGTTCCAACCAAATCCCCAACGAACGTTTGCATTGCTATTTCCATAGTTACTGTAGTTAAATCCGTAAAAGTGGATATCGGTTTGAGATGAGAAGATGTTCGGACCAGCTCCAGCATTGTTCCATCCAGCGTATGTATCAGCTCTCTGAATGTACCAACCAGTTCCACCCCAGTTTTGTCCACCAGAGCCTGAGTTACCTCCTGTTGTTGGTTGACCTCCACCAAAAAGCTGTAACGCACTGATTGCTTGCCCTGAGTTAAATCCTGAGGCTGAACCAAAGCTTGGTTGGTACCACGTCCAGTTATAGCCAGATACAGATATAGAACCACCTTGGTTAGGGCTATCTGGAAAGATGGCAAGCAAGTCTGTGCCAGGTGTGTAATTAAATGTGTTGAACTTTGCGTCCGCGTTATTTCTTGTGGTGTCTCCAGGATTTAGCGTTGTTGCAGTAGTCCAATGAGGAGAGCTATATTGAAAAGTATTTCCTGTAGTAGCTTTCATAATCATCATCCAACCCCCACCAGCTACTGCGGGATTCATGATGCAATACACAGGAGTTGACTGGCTGTTGACGTTAATCCAGTAGATTCCGTCGGTTGTGTAGCCATATGCTGACTGAAGAGCTTTAGCTGAAGCACCAGGAGCAGATGGGTTTAATCCCGTTCCTGGCAATGTTCTAGCTGGCAAGAAGCCTTTATTACTGGTTCCTCCCAGCGCTCCTAATGTAGGCATTATGCGTACTTTGTGTAGGAGCCTATAACCGTATAGGTAGCAGAGGCTATTTTAAGAATAGAGAATGAATACAAGTCGATGGCGTTTGCATCTCCAGCAATAGGCGCAGAACCAAAAGCCCACTTAGGAGTAACAGCTGCTCCATCAATCTGCATAGCTGACTGGTAGTAGGGGGTCGCGCCGTTAGTTGCAAGTACTGCAATAGTAAGAGTTTGACCTATGTTCATAAGAGAACCGAGGGTTGTTCCTCCAGCAATACCTGTCACGTTAAGAGTCCAGTTACCTGTAGACGCTACTGTGTAAAACGTAATTCCGCCCTGAGTTAACACAGAGTAGTTGTTGACACCTGTTGTTAGAGCGACACCAGATAAATAAGTTGCTTCGAGCATCTGTGCAATAGAGGTTGTTCCATTAAAGAACGCAGACGTGTATTGAACGCCCGCTGTTGAAGGGTATGCTCCTTGGATTCCTTGAGTTCCCTGCAGGCCTTGCACGCCATTAATACCAATGCCGCCTTGGATTCCTTGTGGTCCAAAGTTTCCTTGCACACCTTGAATACCTTGGAGCTGTGCGTATCCAAAGCCCTGCACTCCTTGAAAACCTTGATTACCTTGGATACCTGTTTGTCCGTAGATGCCTTGGATACCTTGCAATCCTTGGAGCTGCGCATAGCCAAAGCCTTGTGCGCCAACATTTCCCTGTAGACCTTGTCCACCTTGGATTCCTTGGAAACCACGAATACCCTGAACACCAGAGAAACCTGAGGCGTTAACTTCTACCCAGAAGTAATCAACTCCATCTGTAGTCATCCATGTATAAGTAGAGCCTGAGCCAGAATCAACCCAGCGGTCTCCTACGTTAGGGCTTAGTGGCGGAGTAGCGCCAAAGCTAAGAGCAGCGTTTGGTCCCTGCAGTCCCTGCAGGCCTTGAGTACCATTTTGGCCAGCAATACCTTGTACGCCTTGGCTACCAACAGTGGTTCCTACAGATTTCCAGACAGTACCGTTCCATATCCAGCCTCGTCCGCCATATGAATATGTCTGATTAAGGACGGGGTTAACTGGAAAACTGATAGCCATTTACTCTCCCCATATCCTTAATAATTTTGATAAAAGTATACCTTTTTTAATTTATCTAACCCACACATACCCAGGAAGAGCCGTAGTTACGGCGTCGTTAGTTTGCTGCCACTCCGCAATTCCACAAGACCCTGTCCTGTTTCCATTACCAGCATTAAAACCAAATCCAAATCCAGAGTCTGAGGTATCTCCAGTATTAGTGTTGTACACATTAAAAGGCCATGACGCTACCTCATCCATCGGAGCACCAATCCATGCTCCGTTGTACGCCACTGTCGGCAAAGAGCCATTTGCGGAATCAGATATGTAAGTGTTTGCATGAGATGCTTGACCATTCCATGAACATATTCCATAAGCGTTTATATACTGCTCTTGTCCACCGCTTGCTCTAGAAAAGTTTGAACCTGATAGCATAGGAAACTGAGTTGCATTTGAGTAATCCATCGTCGCATGACCTGAAAGGCTTGGTGTTGTTGAAACTGCCAAGTATGCGTTGTTGTAGGCTGGTTGCCCATTAACAAGCTGACCTTGAATGATTTTATACATAGTATTTGTTGACGAGAAGTTCATTATAGGAGGAAAGTTACCGCCCATATTCATCATTAAATGGCTGAATGGATAGTAGTTCCATGTCCTGTATTTAGACCAAGTTCCGCTTGTGAGATTAAAGTCTGTGTCATTAAAAGTTTTATTGTCCATCCAATAACCGCTACCAGAAGGTAGGTCTGCGTTGTTAAACACCTTTAATAAAAGAACCCAATCGTTTCCGTCAATGTATGAGAACTTGCAGTAAGCCTGAAATGCAGATGGCGAGTAAGGCGTTGAAAACCAATAAACACCTTCAGTAGTTATGCCTGCAGCCCTTAACGCTGAGATAGACGAAGCAGGGTTAGCATAGTTTCCTAGTGGTGTGTGGGACTCTACACTAGAAGCAGACGTTCCTACAGTAATCATTATTAAGAGATGTCTCCAGCCACGTACCATAAATCAGAGCCTGCCTTTATCAGCGTAGCTGATGAAAAAGCTGTTCTAAGTTTTGGAGATGAGGGAGTTGAAGCATTTGAAAGAATGGTTGTCACTCCAATGCTTGCAGCCTGTATAGTTGTTTGACCAGAGCCAACTTGCATAACTGTAAGAGAAGTTCCTATTGGATACCCAACAGAGTTTCCTGTAGGTATTAGAAATGTGTTAGCACCTGCGTTGCTCATGGTAATAAAAGCGTTGCCGTCGTTAAGAATTGCTGTGTAAGTACTACCATACTGGCTATTGATTGCAAGAACTCCTGGACCAGTGGCTCCTTGAACTCCTGCAGGTCCTACAAGTCCCTGAACTCCTTGAAAACCGTTACTTCCCGAAATTCCAGAAGGTCCTTGAAATCCCTGTAATCCTTGAACTCCAAGATAGTTTCCATATGGCTCAAACCACTCGTTGCCATCAAAGATGTAAAGAGAGCCGTCGGTGGTGTTTAACCAAGCGTTACCTGCAGATACTCCGAGAGGAGCTGTTTGAGAAATATAGTAGGTTCCTTGAGTACCTGTAAATCCTTGCAGACCTTGGGTTCCTTGAAGCTGAGCGTATCCAAAACCTTGAATACCAGGATTACCTTGGATACCCTGCACGCCTTGAATTGATTGGCCTTGGATACCTTGGATTCCTTGAACACCGCTGTAACCAGAGGCTGATACTTCAACCCATGCGGTAACTCCGCTGTAGCTAATCCATGTGTACTCAGAGCCAGAGTTGGCATCTACCCAACGGTCGCCAATATTAGGGTTAGCTGGAGGAGTTGCACCAAATGCAATAGCTGCGTTAGGTCCTTGAACACCTTGTAGACCAAAGAAGCCTTGGATACCTTGAAGTCCCTGAAAACCTTGAAGGCCTTGCACGCCTTGAATTGCTTGACCTTGTAGGCCTTGAATACCTTGGAATGATGCACCTTGAATACCTTGGATTCCCTGTGTACCAGCAAAACCAGCTGGGTTGATTTCCATCCACTGAAAACCATTAGGGTCAGACATCCATGTATAAACAGAACCAGAGTTAGAATCAAGCCACTCATCGCCAATGTTTGGGTTGGATGGCGGAACAGCAGCAAAGGTAAAGTTGTGGCCATAGGCAGTGCTACTGACTGATGAGATGTTGTCCCAAGCAGCGCCATTCCACTGCCACGTCAAACCATTGTATGTGTAGGTTTGATTTTGTACAGGACTCGCTGGAAATTGTAATGCCATTAACAAAATCCTAACGCTGAGAAGTTACCTACTGAATTTATAGGAATAATTGTATTCGAATTGCCTGATGTAGCGGAGCCATAGGTATTAGTAGCCGTTATAACTACATAATAAGAAGAGTTGTAGGAAAAAGAACCAGTGGCTACAAGGGGGCTAGAAGTCCCAGAGATGGACAAAGTAATAGGTCCAGAAGAGCTTGTAGCGGTCCCAGTAAAGCTTGTTGCATTTGTGCCCCCAGTAAAGGGTATGGATATTGTAGAAGAATTAATCACAGTTACTGTTCCAATTGTTGGTGTTGTTGGGGCAGGGTTTGGTGCTTGAAGAGCATCAAGAACAGTATAAGAAGAGTTTCCACCAGGAGACCCATATATTGGGGTCCAACCAGTCCAGCCATAAAAAATATTATTTACCGCAGAAGATGTTGTTGCATATGCTGTAAAACCATATTCAAACCACTGACCTCCAGTATTCGATGTATTTACTAGGCTTGTCATATTTGTTAGACCAGTTGGCTGCGGTGCTGTACTTCCGTTATATCCTGGACTTCCCCAAAACGCTAAGACCATTCCTGAGCTTGAATTTGTAGATATGTTTGCTCCACCAACGTTATACCCTAATTTTGCAGGTAATGAAGAGTTTGAATCCCAAGGGTTTGAAACGTTGGCACCAGATACACCAAAGGCAATTACATTGGCATCATCAATACTTCCGCTTACATTCAATGTTATAAGCCCACTAAATGGGTTTGTTGCTACTGCCCACCAAAGTTCTTGTTGCTGTGTTCCTGCTGTAGACATGCCAGAGTTATCATATGCCCAACGTCTTTGAAATGTAAGTCCAGATGCTGTAACACTCGTAACATTTGCATTATTTACACTTGGATACTCCCCATGCCAATAAACCAAAATAATATCATTACTAAATGATGTAGTTAAACTTACAGATATTGATTCTCCAGCAACAGTATTTGGGCTACTAATAGCTGAGCCTGTACCATCAATTGCAAGTGCCATATTAAGCTACCGCCACACAACGCCATTTAGAAGTTTCAGTGTTATAAAAGAATCCAATATCAATACGGTTAGTGCCATTAGTAGCAGTAGGAAGCGGAATAGTAGAGGCCTCAAATGAAGCGCTCCAAGAGATGCTAATAGTTCCAGTAGCTGTGATAGAAACTCTTACAGTCTGCCCGTCTACAGGTGTTCCTGTAAATGCTATTCCTGTTATGTTTGCTGATTGGTTAGTAATGTGCATTACGTTATAGCTATTAATG